ACTAGAGCAAGGTTGAAACCATGTAACTTTGTAAAACAATTAATTAAACCGTAATATTACTTATGGAAACTGAACAAAAAGTATATGATTTTTTAAGAGCTAAAGGCCAATTAGAAGATATTGACGAAACATTAATTAAGGAATTGATTTTTAACATAGAACTAATTGAGCAGTGTAAAAGTGACATAAGGCTCGAAGGTTATAAAATTAACATAACTCAAAATGCTAAGAAAAAACCTTACTGGTTCAAAAACCAATCTTTTATTTGTTACCAAGCATGTTTAAAGAATATTAATACAATTTTAATTTCTTTAGGGTTAACTATTAAAGAGCGCCAGAAACTAAAACTAGCTCTCGAAGACCCAGATAACTTTGACAAAATTATGAGCATGTAGTATGAAATTAGATCCAGAAGAATATAGAGATTTATGTTGGTCTAAAGTACAACAATATGTTGAAGGGGTAGATGATGGGTCGATTATAGTAGGTAACTACATTAAAAAGGTTAGACAAAAGTACATGAGAATGCTCCAAGATAAAAATTCTTATGTATATAGAATAGAAAAGGTCGACAAGGTCTTTTCTTTTTTTTCTTTTTTAAATGTCCAACATAAAGACCAGTATATCCAATTTCCTTTATTACCTTGGCAATGTTTCTTTTTGTCATTCGTATTTGGTTTCTATTATAAAGATAACCCTAATAAAAGAGTTATAAGAGAAGTACTTTTGTTTATAGGAAGAAAATCTGGTAAGACATCCTTAGCAGCTGCAATTCAACTTTATTGTATGTTGGGAGATTCAACAGAAGCACCCCAATCTTTATTACTAGCAAATACAGCTCAACAAGCATCAGTATCGTTAAACTATGCAAAAGATATTATCGTCCATACTCCAGAATTAAGAAACAGATTACACGGCCAGAGATCAAGAATTGTTTTTAAAAATTCTAACAAGCAAGGGTTCTGTCAAATCTTTAGTACAGTTGACCCTGCAAGGTTGGAAGGGTATTCTCCAAGTGCTTGTATATTAGACGAGATACACGGGTGGGAAAACAATTCAGTATACCAAGCTGTAAAGACTGGAGTCGGAGCTAGACAAAACCCTTTAATGTTGATCATAACAACTGCTGGTAATAAACAAAATGGGTTCTGTAACGAGTATCTCCAATACCATAAGAATTTATTAGATGGAAAAATTACTGATGAAAATTCTATCAGTTTTATTTACCAACCAGATCCAGAAGATGAATTAAGTAATGAAGAGTGTTGGGTTAAAGCAAACCCGTCGCTTGGGGAAATTAATTCAATTGAAGATTTAAGAGCGACATACCACCAAGCTGAATATTCATATGCTGACAAGTTTGCATTTATAACAAAACATTTAAACATATTTTGGGATACTCCAGACATTTGGATACCTAATGACATTGTAGAACCTTTATTTGGAGAAGTTAATTTAGATAAATATATTGGAAGAGAATGTTTTGTGGGTATGGACTTAAGTAAGAATACAGACTTAACATCTGTTGTTCTTACGTTTCCACCTATAGAAGAAGGGGAAAAATTCTTGAGTTATCCGTTGTTCTTTATGGCAAACAGACCAGATAACGTTATAAGAAAGAATGGAAAAGACCTTTCTTACTGGATTTCAAAAGGGTATATCGTTAAATGTGATAGTAAAGTAATTGATTTAGATCAAATATATAATAAGATAGTAGAGTTGTCCCAGAAATTCTCTATTGTAACTATTAGTTATGACAAGTTTAATGCACCCCAACTCGTAGCTAAGTTACAAGAAAATGGGTTTGTTTGTGAGAATTTCGAACAAAGTGCTAAGAAATTTAATGCTCCAATGAAAACATTGGAAGGTTTAATATATGAAGGTCAAATACAATTCGTAAAGAACCCTTGTTTACTATGGAACTTTCAAAACGTAATTTTGTATATTGACCAAAATGCTAATATAAAGATCGTTAAAAGTAAACAGAACGATTCTGTAGATGGTGTAGTTGCTCTCGCAATGTCTATTGGTGGTTTCATTGAAAACAAATATGGTCAAGAGAACATGGGTCTTAGAACCTACTTTAACCAGTATGAACAAAATAAAAAAATATAAATATATAAATAAATTAATCGTATAATATGCCAATAAATACCTTTTTCCAAGGCTTGAAAAATATGTGGCTTGGTACTGAAGAAAGATATCTAGATTTAGTAATGCCAGGGTTAATAAGTGGAACGACCTTTAATATTGATAAAGCTGAATCCGTTTCTGTTGTTTATATCTGTATCAAAATCTTAGCAGATACCCTTTCGAGAATGCCTTTAAATGTTTATAATGAAACAAGTGAAGGTAGAGTAGTAGATAAAAGGGATTACAGATACCCCTTACTCCACTATAACCCAAATAACTATACAAGCCAACAAACCTTTTTTGCTGCACTAGAATATTTTAGAAACTTAAAAGGTAATTCTTTTGCAAAGATCCATAGAGATAATAGAGGTAAGGTTATATCATTAGAGATATTAGCTCCTTCAAGGGTAACAGGTTATGCTATAGAAAACAACGAATTATATTATAATATAATTAAAGATGGTCAAAGTAATGAAGAAGAAAAGATAAATGGATCTGAAATACTCCATTTTAGAGGTTTAACAAAAGACGGAATCTGGGGAATTAACCCTATTGAAGCTATTAGACTTAATGTTTCATCAACTTGGCAAGGGTTGCAAACAATAGATTCGTTTTATAAAAATAATGCAACTTCTCCTAGAGCTATAAAATCAACAATACCACAAGTTTACCAAGGTAAAATGCTTGAAGCTTTAGAAGATTTTAAACAAAAATATACAGGGGCTATTAACGCAGGTCAAATGATTCCGTTACCCCCTAACACAGAAGTTATAGATTTGGCTCTTAATTTTGCAGATGCTGAATTTATTAACACCTTAAAATTTAATGCAACACAGATTTCATCTTTATATGGTGTTCCACCCCACATGGTAGGAATTCTAGAATCAACTAAGTTCAATAACGTTGAAATGATGATGTTGGATTTTAAAGCTACTACTTTAACAGCAATTTGTAGAATGTACAGACAGGAATTAGAATTTAAGTTACTTAATACAAATGAAAGGTTAAATGGTAAAACAATTGAGTTTAATTTAATGGCTCTTGTAGAAGCAGATTCTACAACCCGAATAAATAATATGAGAAGTTTAGCTAACTTAGGAGTTATTTCTCCAAATGATATAGCTAAAATAGAAGGGTGGCCAACGTTTAGTGGAGGGGATAAACATTATATTCCTGGTAATTATGTTGCTTTAGAAGATAAACAACCACCTTTAAATCCAAATACTAATATATAAAATAATGAAAGATATGGCAAGGTTAAAAAAAGAACATAGAAGCTTTGTAGCAAGTAATGGTACTGAATTTCGTGCTTTGGAAGAAGACGGAAAAAGATACTTAATTGGTTATGCTTCTGTGTTTAATCAAAAGTCAAAACTTATATTTGAACAAGGAAGACTCTTTTATGAAATAATTAGTCCTGAAGCATTTAGAGATGTTTTAGCAGATGAGAACTTAGACGTTAAGCTCACCTTCAATCACTCACGTGATAAAGTTATAGCCCGTACAAGATCAAACACACTACAATTATCAACAGATGAAAAAGGTCTTTTATTCAAAGCAGAGTTACCAAATGTATCATATGCAAACGATGTTTATGAGCTTGTAAGACTTCAAACTTTATTTGAAAATTCATTTGCTTTTGTAATCGACAAAGGGGGTGACGAGTGGTCCAGAGATACGGAAGGAAACAATATACGATTAATTAAACGAGTTTCAAAACTCATTGATGTTTCTGTTGTAACTGATGGAGCTTATGCTAACACTGATGTTGCTGCACGAAAAGCAGAAGTTAATTTAGATAGAGGTCAAAAGAAGATTACAATTATAATCGAAGACCAAGACGATGAAGAAGAACCAGAGGAAGAACCTATGGTTGAAGAAGATACTGTTGAGGAAAACGGTTGTGGTTGTAACAAAAAGAAAATAATTCCTTTAGTATTAGAACAAAAAGCTGAAGAAACTGTAGTAGAACAAGTTACTACCGACACTGTTACAGTGTCTGATTTACCAGAAGATGTTAAAGAAGGTATTATAAATGCTGAAAAATCTGAAGAAAAAATGAAGTTAGAGCTTGAAAAACTTGAAATGCATTTACGAATTTTAAAATTAAAATATTAATATGAAAAAAATTAATGAACTAAAACAAGAACGCTCAGAGGTTATTACCAAAATGGAAGAAATTTCAAAATCAGAACAACTTACTGAAGAACAACGTTCAGCTTGGAAAGGCTTTGACGACCAAGTAAAATCTATCGATGATCAAATTCAATTGTTAGAACGTCAAGAACAACTAAACTTAAATAATATTACCAAAATGGAAAATACCGAAACTTACCAACCAATTGCAGTTAGATTTAGAGATTGGTTAACCGATGCTATTAAAAATGGTAGCAAGGAATCTTTTAGAGTTGAACCTATGCTTTCAACTTCAAATAGCGACATTTTAAACAAAACTGTTGCTTGCCCAGATGTTCTTACATCCCCTGCAGAATCATTTTTACGCACATTAGGTGTAACAATGTGGACTGGTTTAAATGGTCAAGTTTATCTTCCATATATGGACCAAGAAACTGCATCATTCGTTGCTGAAGCAACTTGTAACGGTGACGCTAGTATGAATATTCTTGACAATTCAATTGCTCCAAGAAGAATTACTAACTCACAAACAGTTACTAGAGAATTACTTGCACAAACTAACCCTTGTGTTTACCAAAGTATTCTTGATAACCTTGTAACAGGAATTTGGAATGGGGTATTAACTGATGCATTCGATGTATTGGATACTGATGCTGCTACCCAAATTACTACTACTGGTACTACAGTTACTTATGTAGATGTACTTAATCTTGAAGCTTCTCTTGGTTGCTTTGATATTAATGCTAAGTATGTTTCTACCCCAACCGGTAAAGCTACTTTGAAACAACTTGCAACTGTTGCTTCTGTTGCTGGTCCAGCTTGGATGGGTAATGAACTTAATGGAACACCTGCATATTCAACATGCTTCGCAAATGCTCATAAATTGTATTATGGCGACTGGTCTAAGTTTGTCGTAGGTCAATGGGGAGGATTAGAAATAATCGTAGACCCTTTCACTTATGCAAAATGTGGAAAAATCACCGTAACTGTTTTAGGACTTTTCGATTCTGGAACAATTAACAAGAATGCATTTGCTATTCTTGATGCAAGTTCACTTTAATCCTAGATTAAATAAATATAGAGAGGAGAGAAATTCTCTCCTCTTTTTAATAAAATAAAGTTTACTATGCTCCATTGTTTGTTCAACCACTGTAGTAGTTTTTCTTGTCAGCAAGAGACAAAACAGAAGTTAATATACCCGTTAGCTCTTTGTGAGGTTAAAAGACACCTCAGAATTGATAACGATTTTACTGATGACGATGATTATCTTAATGATCTTATAGTTACTGCTACACAATTAACAGAAAATTATATAGAGAAAGATATTGCAAAAACTCTTGTAAGTCTTAGAATTGACG